AATGAATACATACCAGCTTGTCCGACACTGGTAGCTAAATCAGTGGCAGCAGCAGAATTTACAGCGTGTCTTAAACCACATTCATATGGTTGAACACCTGTGAAATACATAGCAGATTGTTCGGAGGCTCTATCATGACCGTTTAATTGAATTTTAGCTTTATAACCGGTAGTGGCAGCGTCTAAACCAGTCCAGAATAAAGCTTTAACAGGATGATTAAAAGTTAAGGTTAAACTTTTACTTACATCAGTACCAGTTCCGATAGTTTCGACACCAGTATGTTGTACTTGTTCGATTAAATATTCGTGAGATACTTGGGCGAATCTTCTACGTTCGTCAGTATCTAAATATAAATAATTGACTAATAAATTATCACATTTGGCTCCATCATCGGGGGAATTAAATTCAGCAACAACTTTAACTTCATGATATTGTAAAGCGATTAAAGGTAAAGCAAGACCAGGATTTCTATTAAACCAGAATCTTAATGGCATATAAGTTCCAGAAATAGCATTTTTTAAATCAAGATTAGTTTCAAATAATTCATCATAAATATCTAACCATTGTGAATAATGTTTATCAATTTTTTGACCTCCAATTTCAACTTCAACAGTATTAGGGGCAACAAGATCATCGCCAGCTCCGTGTAAATATATTTCTTGTATTAAATCACCATTTCTGGCTAAAGTGCAAGTTTTACTGGCACCAGAACCATTCCATTCTTGTTTGATACATTCTTTGGAGAAATTTGTGTGTCTTCTGTAGACAACTTTGAAAAAGGTAATTTGAGGATTACCTGTAAGATAGACATCTTGAGCACCCATAGCGACTAATTGCATTAAACCACCACCCATTTTATATTTCTATATAAGAAAAAAATTTTGAATTAAATTTAATTAAAATTAAATTAAAAATTAAATTAAATAAACTTTTTAGTAAAAAGTTTTATCAAAAAAATGTATTAAAATAATTAAATAAATTTTTCAATTAAAAACGAAAAAAAAAAATGTATTATAGTTTTTATTAAACTTTTTGTCTAACCTTTTTTCTAAAAAAATTGTTTAGTTAGAGTAAGCAAGACCACCCATACCACTCATGATACGTAATACATTGTAGTTCATAGCGAATAACCATACAGAAGCACCACTGGTAGCACCCATATTTAATCTAGCATTATCAATACGTGAGAAATTGCAAGTACCAGAAGGTTGATGTTCAGCAGGTTTTAAACAGAATGAATACATACCGACATCACCACCAGCAGCAACTGTAGCCCAAGCACGAGTACTAGCATTTAATGATTTGCCTGAATGTCCAAGACCAGATTCATAAGGTTGAACTAAATGGTAATAATCATGGGGTTGTTCAGCAGCTCTGTCGTGACCATTTAATTGTAATTTAGTTTTAGTCCAGTCTGTTCCAGTCCAGAATAAAGCTTTAACAGGATGATTGAAGGTCATATCAATTGCTCCACCAGATGTTTCAGTACCTGTATGTTGGACTTGTTCAATTAAGTATTCGTGTGATACTTGAGCGAATCTTCTGCGTTCATCAGTATCTAAATATAAGTAGTTGACTAATAAATCAGCAGATGATATACTAGGTACACAAGCACCAGCATCACTAGCGGCAAATTTAACTGAAGCAGCAGCAGCAAGTGTCATATTAATTTTAACTTCATGATATTGTAAAGCAATTAAAGGTAAAGCAAGACCAGGATTTCTATTAAACCAAAATCTTAATGGAACATAAAAAGTATGATCTGTTAAATCAGCTACTCCCGTAGCTGTATTCATTACCTCTCTGTAATCGTGTGATGTTTCGAATAATTCATTATAAATATCTAACCATTGAGAATAATGTTTGTCAATTTTTTGGCCACCAATTTCAACTTCTACTGTTTGAATTAAATTAGTCATATCAGTAACAGACCAGGTCGGGCCGGCGTCAGTTACATTACATTGCATGGTAGCTCTTAAATAAATTTCTTGTACTAAATCACCATTTCTGGCTAAAGTGCAAGATACTGAAGAACCGAAATCGGCTGAACCAGTAAATTGTTGAGCAATACATTCTTTTGAAAAGTTAGTGTGTCTTCTGTAGACAACTTTGAAAAAGGTTATTTGAGGATTACCTGTAAGATAAACATCTTGAGCACCCATAGCGACTAATTGCATTAAACCACCACCCATTTTATATTTTTATATAAGAAAAAAATTTTGAATTAAATTTAATAAACTTTTTAATTAAAACACTTTTATCTAAAAAAAAAATAATATATTATTTTGGATTAACTTTTTCCTAAAAGGTTGTTTTTTAGAATTCTAATTTACATTTTCCTTTTTCAATATGTAAGAAATTAAAATTTACACTATAAACATCAATTGGTATTTTTGTATTTATATTCAAATCATTTTTAATATATTCTGTCTGTAAATATAAAAATTTATCATCTATACGTGAAAAATTACATAATCCTGATGGTTGACGACTACTTGGATGTAAACAAAAACTATATACATAATATGTTCCATTTGGATCTTGGTTTTCTTCCATACGTGTCATTGTATCAGCACTTCCAAGATTACATTCAAATGGTTGTAATAAATGGAAATATTCACCTGTTTGTTCATAAAATAAATCATTATTATTAAAAACTATACGTGCTTTGTCTAAAATATATTTATATGGTAATCTCCATATTAAATATTTTGATAAATAACTAAATGTTAATTCTATATTATCATATAATCCATTTATTATATCATTTGTTTGATATTGGAGTTGTTCTATTAATAAATGTTGTTTATTTTTTAAAAAATAATTTTTCTCATTCACATCTAAATGAATATAATTTGCTGATAATACTGCCTTATTTATTTCTACACTTGATATTATTTTATTTGATAAAAATACATCAGATTGATTATTTGTTTTTATTTTTATATTTACATCACTTCTATACAATGCTGCAATAGGTAGTGATGATTGACTATGTTTAGTAAAAAAGAAGCGTAAAGGAATATATAATTGAATTTTTCTATTAAACATTTTTGGAGTAATAAATTTTAATTCATTATTTATTTTATGTAAAGTTTCATCATTATTAAATAAATTATTATACATTAATAACCAGTTTGTATCATGTTTTTCTATTATATATTCATCAATTTCAAAAGTTATTTCTTTTATAAATTTTGTTAAATCTTCTTTTAAAAATCGCACATTAATATGAAATGAATTATTTGTATCATAAGTACAATTTAATCGTGTGGTTGTAATATTTGTTAAATCTAAATTTTTCGAACCAGAATCATATAAATTAATATCAGAACCTATTTCAGTTATTTTCAAATTTGTAATATTAGTATTTGTTAATGTATAAATATAATTATATAAATATAAATCTTGTGTTCCAGATGAATTATATTCATAAAAAACTGCATTTTTTGTAGAAGAAAAAGTAGTTCCAGAAATTGTTAAATCAAATGTATCTGATACATTTACTTTTATATTTAAATTTAAATACATATCTTGTATTAAATCTCCATGTACTGGTATATTAGCATATGTATCCTTATTAAAATCTAATGGAGCTTCAAAATAAATATCCATTAAATTTTTACTGTAATTACTAAAAGATTTAAAAACACTTTTAAAAAAAGATATTTGGGGATTTCCGACAAAAAATTCAGCTTCATCACCTAAAAATTTTAATTGTATTAAACCACCACCCATTTATATTAATAAAATAGAATTAAAATTTTAAATAAACTAATGTTTTATTAAAAAGATTAAAAGGATGTTTCAAATAATTTTCCATTTTCTAAAGTAAATAAATTATAATTGATAGAATAAATATCAACATATCCTAAAGCACAAATTCTTTTTGAATCAGATAATATTTTTAATTTACCACAAGTTATTTTAGTAGAATTAGAAGTAGATTTTTTATGACAATAATATAATATTGTATATTCTACTTCATTATTAACTAATAAAGTTTTTTTAT